ATATTGAATGATTTTCTCATTATATAAAATCGTAGTGTTGTGCTTGGGTCTTCAATCTTGGTAAAGGAAGAACCACCAAAGTATCCATTAGTACCAAACACGCTTATTGCGGATATATCCGATGTGGTGGATGCCGTTGCGGTTTCATCAACACGAACAAGTCCTCTTTGTGATATATGAGTCTTGTATTGATCCGAGTTTGAACGAACAACCAAAGCATATTCTCCTACTGCCAAATATACAGGCTTTGAGAATACAAAATTTGTATATCCTGTGCTTCGAGGAAGAATGTCTATTCTGGAGTTCTGTAGAATATGATGTGTATCCACCTTTCCTCCATTAACTTTTCTTATTTCAATGGAGATAGGAATATTTGCATCAATAGAAGACAAATACAAACCGATTTTATCCAAAATCAATCCCTTTGGATACTCACTGCCATCAATAAAAAACTTTTGATAAATGCCGTTTGTTGTTTGATTGCCAGTATAGAGTGTCTTTTCGTTCTTTAACAAAACATCAGTTCTTCCAATCGGAAAGAACTCTAAATCAACGGTATTATCATCGCCTTCGGCTTGGGTCTTCCAACCCGCTCCGTTATTGAGATAGAGGCAAGAAGCCGTGCATGGCTTGCTTGTATCCGAGTTCTCAACAATCTTCAGAACCTTGTTTCCTGTAATATATGCTCCATTTGGAATATAAATCACAAACTCTATGTTACCATTATTGTCTGACTTAAGATCGTAATTTACTGTTCCACTAATATTCAACACTCTTGAAGACAGAACAGGCGTAGTCATGTTCTCAAAATAAACCAAGAACCTGGTAGAAGGCTTGAGGGAAGAACCTCTCACAATAATATAATTCTCAGGAGAGAAGAAACTCAACGAAGAATCAACATAACGATTGGTCTTGCCGTCAGTAAGACCAAATCCACCATTTCCAATAGTCTTTTTATTCGGAGCAAACAGGGCATCAGTATTGATGCTACGGGAGAAGCGAGATGGTGCTGCATTGTTTATATTGTCAGGAAACCCCTTTGCAGATGCTCTATCCTTCTCAAAGATAGAGTTCTCTAACAGTCTGTCTCCAAACCACAGGCTTTTCCAAAAGCCCCATTGAGTTCCGAAACCATTCTTTCTTCCATTAGCCTGTACAGATTCTCCACCCGCTTCCCATGCATCGTTCTGTCCACGGGAGTTGTTTCGAACGATAGGCTTGGTTGTCTGATCCACCCACATTTGAGAAGGTCTATCAAGAGAAAGATATCCGTGCCAATCGTTTAGTCCGAAAGGATTCACAGAAGCCTCGGATGTGCCTTGGTTGTTTGATATCAGGGTTACTCCTGATGTATTCTGATTAGCCATAACAAAATAATCTGCTTCGGCAGCAGTTGTCTTTGGGTATCCGCTGCTTGGAACAAAATCAATAAACTTTGTCGTGAATGGCACACGAAGTGTACCCTTGGAGAAATCCATAGAACAGTTGTACTCATCGTTGGAAACATCTCCAACATAGTGACCACCAAAGTCATCAATCACCATTCCTGTGAGGAACTCATTCTTTAGTACAGCACTTTGAACCCGTGCCTTGTTTTCCAAGGATTGTATTGAAAGAGACTTTTCCAATTCAGCAATACGATTCTGCATATCGTTGAGTTCTGGAAGTGTTACCACTTTTAATGGTGGCTTCTTGATAATAAAATCCTCAGAGGAATACACTGTTCCTGGAATATTGATTTCTGCAACAACACAACCATCCTTTGGATACTCAGGAGGCACAGGATTTGTAGCAGTCTCGCCTTCAATAAGGACAAATGTTCCATCTTCTCTCAGAACCAACAAGTCAATGCGGGGAAGATCCAACTTATAACTGGCTTCTATTGCCGATTGTGATTCTGGAGATGGGAACCATCTTCCACGAAGAATGGATGACTTGCTTGCTCCATTCTCAATCAAGCCTTCCTCGGTTCGAATCATGCGGAAATCTATGGAGTCTGCAAGAGAAACAACTTCTCCCGAAATTCGATCAAGAAAGTTAGGTATTTCATTATAACCCAATGTCATTTGATTGCCATTAAGATCCAATCCGTGAAATCCTGATATTGCTATGCCATTGGCATCAAAACCATAAGAGTTTGTTGTGATTGGGCCGTAGAATCCTGGAGCAATAGGTTCGTGCTCAAAGTAGCAAAACAAAACGGTAAAATTTCTACCGCCATTTTCTGGTAATAATCCTGGAAGCAGCGTTATGGATGCATGATCGTATCTGTCGTTTCGTTGTCCATCATCAAAAAGGAATTGACTTGTTATGTCAACCCCGTTAGTATCTGAAATGGATATCAGTTGGTATACATCCGAATAACCAAGGCTTATTGTTCTATTCGTGAAGAGATTTTGCAGAAACACTCCTCTTGCTTCACGAAGTCTCTTCTTTCTATGGGAAATAGATGTTGCAGATGGTGAACCAGAAGGAGTGGTTGATGATTTCTCTGGAAAACGAACCTTGGTTATAAGATAACATTTTCCAGCCGAAGGCATGGTTAAAAGTGTATTGTTATCTTCTGCTGTTGCAGGGGAATTATTAGAAGTAAGAACAACTGTGACCTTTGTTCTACTATCGTTTATTATGAGATGCGGAGTTCTTGCTCCATTACTCTTCATTGGTATAGTTTTGCCATTTACAAGAACAGTAAACATCTCAACATTCGGAGTCGTGCTATTGTCATTAAATACCCCATCAGGAATATCCATGTAAAATTCGGCTACAGTTGCTGGCATTGTTCCATTGTTACCATCTGGAACAGATGCTGATGTAATATCAGCAACAAAATCCCGAGTAATCATATAGTCTGCATCAAATACAGACTTTACATTACTGCCTCTGGGAACATGATAAACAAGACGCTTTTTTCCGCCAGGAGTAGTATCCGCACAGGTTACAGGAACCGAACTCTCAATGGTGAAAATCTTCTCTCCATCCAAGGAAAGAGTACAGGCTTCTGCAAAAAGTGCAGAGGTTGCAATGGTATCCGTATAACTCTGCAACTCATTAAAGTGAAGGCGATATGATGTTTCGTCGTTTTTCTCTATGTCTAATAGGGTCAAGCATCCGATTCGGATTCCATCACAGTTCACAATCTCCAAACGAGGAGCCTCGTCGGAAAACAGTTTGCGAATCTTTCCGCTACCAAAGTAGTTTGTGTTAACCTGTGTATAGTCATAGAAAGCCGATGCTGTTCCACCAACACCACCCATGAGCGGATTATCCAAGTTGCTCTGAACAATGATTGCATCAGAAAGGCACTGATCGTTGAATGCTTGATTAAACAATCGCTTGTTGTCTGTGGTCTTTACTAATGGCACTGATTGGTTTTCTACAACTTCAATATCGGTGCAGTTTACTACGGCACGACCACTATTAACATTGAGAGTATTTCCTATTATATCAAGAATAAATGGCTTGAGGATCTTGTCTCCACCACGACAATCCCCGTCTTGTAAAAAGTTATTTCCATTTAAAACAGGATTAATGATACGGATAGAACCATTAACCGCATCCACCAATTCAATAATATCATCGTTTGAATCACCTGTAATCTGCACAAGTGAAGGAACCAACTGAAGACGATCTGCTCCGGGTGCAGCAAAGTTGTAGAATCCAGCAGACGGATCATATAGACTTGAGTCATCTTCGGTGGTTATGTACTTTGAAAGAAGTTTTAGACCAATTCTGCTATTCTGTAGGAAAGGCGCATAGTTTGTATACTTTCCTGATCCCGAACTTTGAATTTGGGTGGAAAGTCCAAGCATCTGTGCCACAGTTGTAACAACATATCCCTTCTTATAGAATATTCCTGCTCCTAAACGGGCAAGAAGTCCTGTTCCATATACAACTAATCCTGTGTCTGCATTTTGATCAGCAGCAGAAAGAGTGTTGTAGCCAGGAACTCCCTTTAGCGAGAAGGTGAATGTGGTTTGTTCAAGGTTTTCTTCATCAATAATTGTGGCATCAAATGCCTGATCCACAAGGGGGAGTGGATTTAATCCAATAACAGAAGGTAGTTCATAACTATCACGATATTCAAAGAATATCGTGTAGTTATTATCATATGAATCTGTATTTGCGGCAACATGAAGAATTTTTATTGTTGAGTTTGGTGTACCACTCCCAAATACAGCAATCTTACCCTTAAGAAAAGAAGGATCTTCGGGGTAGTAGAACTTGAGATACTTTACCTTGGCGATTTGAAAATCACCACCAGATACTATGGGAGAAGAAATAACCTTGTCTCCAATAGATGCAATCTGATTCTGTAGGATTGACTGTATTTGCGTCAGTTCCCGTGATTGAATAGCCCTTCCAGGTCTAAACAGAATCTTAGAATAGTTTTTTGATGAATCAAAATCATCAAAATATGGTGGTTTGTTGACTATTCCCAGTTGATCTGACATCAGTTACCTCAAATCTTTCAAATCTTTATGAGTATGGAAACCCGTTCGGTCTGCACACGGCTGCGGGTCTTGGACTCTGTATTTTCTATGTAGACTATTTCCCCAGAAAGCGGTTCAAAAGCAGGTGGATCAACCGAGACTATTTTTGCCGAACCAGCACCCCCAACAATCGTTCCATTTGTAGCAATACGGTCAAATGACAATGCTCCTGTTGCACCTCTTGCAACCAAGGTATCTACACCCACAACTCCTGTGAGTTCAACATAGTGCGATGCAGATGCACCACTTGCGGTTCGAATAGAGAATACTCTGGAATTAAATTTATCCGCACAAACTCCAGAGACATAAGCATAGCCCTTTTTATAATTAGAAATAGGACTATCAAACACCGCACCAGTAATACCAATGGTGGTTGTTAGTTTGTACACCTGATTCGTTGAATTTGCTCCCAAATATTGGGTAGATGAGACTACTACTCCAATATCTTTGGATATACGCTTGAATTCTGCCCCAGCCACACTGTGCGAATATAGCGAAACGCTTTCTCCATTAGCACCTGATGCAGATTGGATCAATTTTCCATTGAGTCCATTTATTAGAAGAATCCAATCCCGTCCTGTATTTCTTATATTTTGTACCTTTCCCACCGAGCGGGAAGTTTCTCCAAAGATATAATTTCCAACTTTTAATTGGCTGATATCTGTATTTGTTGTTAGGGTACGAACTATGACTTCATCCATGCGGGAGTTTTCTGTTCCTGCAATCTGACCACTATTCCATAGCAAAGGATCTTTCAGAATCATGATTTGACGAAATTCGCCATCAGCAAGTTGCAGAGTAGATGCAGTTTCGCCACCATTAATATCCACACACATCTGCACATAGGTTGGATTTAGTTCATTGATTGCATTGTATCCATGACCACCCGGAGGAGCCACATTTGCATGAGCATCAAAGTTTACCAAAGAACCAGAAGGGCCAGGATTTGCCAAGTATACAACAGTATAGTTGCGACCAGAATTGGTCACTACGAATTTTTCCAAATCAAACGACTTGGGATATTCTGTGAGTTTCAGATATCCTTCGGCACTCACACCATCTCCAAGTATCTTCAGAGTTGGTGCTATTTGGTAGTTTGATCCTGTGGGAACACTTCTTGGAAGAGGATTGGTGAAAGACAAAACTCCTCCAGAAGCAGCATAGGTGTATCCTGTAATTTGTCGTGATATTCCTGCACCAAGTCCATTTGTTATGGTTATGGTGTAGTCCTTGTAGATGTTTGTAGCCTGTGAAACAAGGCTTGCGCTGCCAATAGTCATTGTTGTTGCGCCAGACACACCAGTTATGATCTTGTAATCAAGGCTTTTTGCAGTTGACACACACACATTAAACGAAGCATTTGCGCCGTTTCCTCCTGATAATCCTGTGAGCGGACTAATGATAACACTATCCACAGTTCCTGGAATGGCATTTTCCTGTACTTCGTACTGTAGTATTCTTTCACCAAAAGAATAGTTTCCATTAGAAATAGACACAGGAAAGTAGTTTGTTTCGTTTGTGAATTGGGTGACTAATCGCCTTTCGTAATCAGGAACAGTAAACATAAACTTCCACTTGTATCCATCAGGAGTTGTGAAAGGATTAGCAGTATCCTTGATGTTTGGTTCATAGAGCGATGGAAGACCGGTTTCTTCTCGATTTCTTCCATTTTCCAAGCACTTGTATACACTGCCATCAGATGTATACACATAGAAAAGATAAGATTCATCGAATATATTTACATTCGAAGCGTACTTGGAATAACGGGTTCCTCTTGTCCATTGCACAAGCGGAGACATTAATCGCACATCATTTGCCCCTACTCGTTTGGCAAAAAAACCATCTCTCATGCTATCGCCGTAGGTTTCTATATCATCGGTGGGATATGGAATGGTTTCGCCCCCTGCTGTAAGAACAACACCATTTTGGCTATCCCATTTATAACTTCTTCCCAAGACAACAAAATACGAGCCATTAGGATCAAGCAATTCCCTATAGAGAGAACTTGCGATTCCTTTGCGAATGACTTCTTTGGTTGAGGTTTCTATTGCCATGTTTTTCTCATTTGGTGGTTTATAGTATTTATCAAAATTAATCCACTACTATATCTGGAATTATTACCGATAATAGGACAGCATACTTCGAACCATTGAACTTTTCGTAAGTTGTATTGCTTTTAATCACAAACAGATCGTTTTTCATATTTACCGATAATGGGCTGGATGATGGCGGAATAGGAAGAGTATTATACTCATGTATAACCGTATTATTCTGTGGAACTTTCTTTACAGAACTTCCAAGAGTCAGATCGTTTTTGCCCACTATGGTTGTGTCTTGAAATCCATTAAATTCCGGCATGACTAACTCCTATTAGATTAATTTAACCACGGGAAGTTGGAGAAAATCGTTCAATTTTATTGCAGCAAATGATGTACCTGGAGGTATGGCTGTGACTCCCCTAACAGCAGGATGTGGAAAAGTCATCCAGTGTGTTATTCCAACAAATTGATCCTGTAGAATGTTTGGAAGCACAGCGTTATTCATAACACCATTTGGTATAAACTTTCCATATTGTGTGGCAGTTCCTCCCGAAGCACCAACCTCATTAGGATTAACGCTTGTTCTACCTGTCCAAGAAGAAAACACATAACCCCATCTGTGCACGAAACGAGGATCAGGTTCTCCTGGATATGAAGTATTCCAAGGTAAAGTGGATCCTGCCCCGGATCTATCTCCCATCATATACTGAGCATATGCCCCTAAACTTGTTGTGTCGTATGCCTTAACTCTTGTCATAAACTCGGATGGTCGAATTGATCCGATATTATCGTAAAGGGCATTAAATACAACAAATCCTGCTGGATGCACCACTTGCTTGATTGCCTCACCATATTCCTCCAATGATCTTTTTGATTTCACCACATAGGAAAACTGTTGGTATTCAAAACTGTCCTGTATGCGGGAAACTCTGCTCAACAGATTTTTATTATTTTCGTATTCTTCTACTGGATCAGAAAGTATGGATCGCTCAACGGAAAAAGATCCTCCTGTTCCAAAAGGAGAATCAATTACCAAAGTGCTTGAACCCCCGTAGTTTACAGGATTAGAGAATATCCGAACTTTAGTGATTTTTCCGTTTTCGTCGGTTGAGGACAGAAAACCACGAATATGCTCGGCTCCTGTTGATCCAATCGTGAA